GAACGGGGTTGTGCGAACGGTACTTGTGCCCGGCTCTCAGGTCCCGGCTCTGGAGGATGGGCACGTCCATCAGGAACGCCTTGACTGCGAGCGCCTGCTCGCTGAATCCCCATCGGCCGGCGGTGTCCTCCCACAGCCGGTCCGTGGGCATCGCCAGGCGGTCGGCGACGCGCATGGGCAGGGCGTAACAGGCGCCCATCATGCACGGCGTGCGCCACCACTCAGGCAGGTCCCGCACGCCCAGCGCCTCGCGCACCTGCCCGCCAGTGCTCCATTTCGGCTGGAGGCCGTAGCGCGGGTTGTAGTGCATCCAGCATCCGCGCAGCGCGCCCTTCGATGGAATGCCGTGGCTGGCGGCGCTTGTGATGGCGCCCTCCCGGAGGGCCTCGACTGCCAGCCCCTCGATCGTGCCGGCGGGGAACTCCATGTGCGCGTCGTGGAAGGTGACCACGTCCGCGCCGACGGAGCGCGCGTACTCGTAGCCGGCGTTCCGGCTCCGGCCCACGCCCTGTGGCATCTCGCGGCGGATCACGATGACGTTGTCGCCGAGAACGCCTGGCGAACACGAGCCGTCAGTGGAACCGTCGTCCACCACGCAGATGGTCAGCCGGGCGCGCTCCACGGACGCCGCCAGACTCTGGACTGTCTTCGCCACGTCCTCACCCTCATTCCAGGCGGTGATGACCGCCACAACGTGGACGTCCTCCAGGCGCATGGCAAGCGGGCAGTCAGCCCGGCAGTGGCGCGCAGGATAGACCATGCCGAGCTGGTCGGGGTGATGGCACTTGACCTGCCACGTCTCGCAGCAGCCATGCTGAAAGCGCTCCGCGTAGATGCAGCCGTCCGCGATCGGGACGGGCGCGCTCCGGCGCACGCCCTCGGCGACCACGTCCCACTTGCTATTTTGCCCTGCTGAGTTCATTTTCGATTGCGCTCCTCGCTTCGGGTTCGAGTGGATGTGCGCTTTCGACGGCGTCCAAGGCGGCCTGCGCGTCCACCGGCAGCGCCTCCATCACCGGGCCCCAGAACTTGACCTGGTTCTGGGCCTTCAGCAGCCGGCTCTCCTCCGCCTCGGCTTCCATGTCAATCGGATCGAGGCCCTCCCACCTCCCGGCGGGGCAGTTACGCTCCGGCCCCTCCAGGAACGCGTTGTCCAGGTAGGGGGCGGCGTCCTCATCGCCGCCGAACAGGCACCGGGGCCAGCGCCAGATGTTTGCGGGCGCATTTCGCCAGTGCGGACAGCTCTGGCAGAGCCGGATGCGCGCTAATTTCGTTCCGTCCATTGCGTTTTCTCCTGTTTGCGCTACGAGTAAACCGTGACCGGCCCCGCCGGGCAGCTGACCAGCTGTGACCCGCAGCAATGCCCGGAGGCCAGGGTGTAATTGCCATCCGGGCAGTCGCCCGCGCCGGCGGCATTGCGGTAGTAGAAACACGCCGAGCCGCCGGAGCAGACGAATGCCAACTGCCACTGGCCGTCGTGGTCCCCGCCGCTGATGCACGTGATCCCGATATGGCAAGCCCCACCGGGCGACGCCCAGCCGCATCCATCTGTGCGGGACAGTGTGTAGGTCCCGGCGGGGCAGTCCGGGATAGGCGTCTCGCAGTCAATTGCCGGCATGTCCACGAAGTAGGTCTCCGCGCAGCCCGTGCAGCTATCGTCCGGGCACTCCGGCGCCGGCGTCGTGGTGGTAGTGGTCGGCTCGGCGGTCGTAGTTGTGGCCGGCGCCTCCGTGGTGGTCGTGGTCGGCTCTTCCGTGGTGGTCGTGGCCGGCGCCTCCGTGGTGGTAGTGGTCGGCTCCTCCGTAGTGGTCGTCGCCGGCGCCTCGGTGCTGGTAGTAGTCGGCGCCTCTGTAGTGGTTGTAGTCGGCTCGGCGGTCGTAGTCGTAGTGGTGGTTGTAGTCGTGGTCGTAGTGGTGGTCGTAGTGGTGGTTGTGGTCGGCGGAGGAGGAGGTGTCGTGGGATTCGGCGTGTAGTCATCTGAGGGCGTGTCATCGTGATCTTCGCTGTCGTGCGTCTGGCTGTCCAGGATGTCGAATCCGTAGCCCTGCTCCGTCTCGCCGAACAGGGCGCCCAGCAGGCGCCGCTTCATCTCGCTGTAGCCCTCCAGCATCCAGAACGTGTTTGAGACGCGCAGCTCGGTGATGTCCTCCTGGTAGTTCCACGTAATCTCGACGGCGTTCAGGTCCAGCGTCTCCCACTCGGTCGGGTCGCAGGGCGGCCCCGCCCCCGGCGTCGTCCAGCCGATGTCGTCCGCGCCGAGGTTCTGCACGCTGTAGCGATTGCCCAGGGCCAGCGTGTAGTCCACCTCGTCGCAGGCCAGGGCGCCCTGCCGCCGCACGTCGTGGAACTGCTCGATCAGGCGGTCGGCCAGGGTCTGCATCTGCGCCTCCGTGTCGGCGGGGCCGGCCTCCGGGTACGCGTCAGGCCCGCGGAACGTAGCGTCGTACACGGTCTTCGTCCGCTCGTAGCCGTAGCAGTTGTACGCATCCCCGTCAGGCCCGCTCGTCACGGTGAAGGGCACGTAGGCCCAATACCAGCCCCAGAGCCGCTCATGCTCGTGCAGGCTGGGAACCTCGTAGAACCCGATTATGCCCGTCGGCAGGTGCCACTTCGGAAATGTCAGGCTCGTCGGATCGTACACATATTTCGGCCCCCAGGGCGCGCCCCGGTAGATGCGTGGATTGTGGCCGAATCCCCCCCAGCCCTCCGGCGGCGTGTAGTCATCCTCCGGCCAGTCGATTGGTTTGCTGGAGGGCCGCCTCTTCGTTTGGCAAAGCGGGCGGTAGGCCGCCTGGTAGTCGCGCCAGGGCGCCGCCACAAACTCCAGCTCGCCCAGGTCGCCCTTGCCGGGATTGCCTGAATCCTCGATGTTGGAGGGCATCTCCTCGACTACCTGGTCCGCGCCCTGCACCACCAGCGTCGAGAACACGCCGTCCATGCTCCACTCCATCCGGTTGTCCAGCAGGCGGTAGTCCGTGGCGCCCTCGTCCTCCCAGTGGCCGAGGCGCCCCGCCTGGATGTCCGTCTGCGGGCGGCCCGACAGCTCGTGCAGCACAAGCTCGCCCGAGTCCGGGTCGATGAACCAGCCGTAGCGCCCGCCGTTCAGCCCGCAGAGCAGGCCCAGCGCATCCGCCACGGTCATGCGCGGCGTGATTGTGAACTCCCCCGCCACGCTGTCCATCGCCAGCCAGTCGGCGGCGGTGTAGCCGGCCACGTCGCCGGCGTCCAGGTACGTGTCCGTGATGCAGCACGCGTCGCCGTGGTGTCCGGGGATGTCCGAGCCCCCCGCCGGCAGGCCCAGGGCGTGCTCCAGGATGTCAATAGCGATCTCGCCGACAGTCCAGAGCCCGCCGTCCCTGCCGGGGGAATCCTCCCCGCCCTCGCCTGCCGCGCCGGCGTGGCCGCGCCGATTCCAGTTGTAGAAACTGCGCCCGTTGATGCGCACCGGCTCGTTCTCCAGACGGAAGCGCCTGCCCTGCGCCTGAAATACGATCCCCTCCTCGGCGACGCCGCCGGGCGCCCGCCCCACGATCTCGCCCCGGAAGCGCACAGTGCCGAGGGGGTCCTCGATACGCACGTCGTCGTGGAGGTGGACGCCCACCGGCGCGTCGTGCCGGCCGGGGAAGAAAATCTCCGCTTCCCAGGCGCGCACGTAGCTGGCGCGGACCCACCGGACCACCAGGTCATCGCGCTCGGCGCCGTCGATGAAAAGCGTCACCATGCTACGATGCCCTCCACAAAACTCGCGTAAAACGCGTCGAGAAGCTGCCTTCCACAGCGGAATCCACACATTTTCACAGCGCCTCCACGAAAATCGCGTCGAAGGCCGTCCAGGGCTGGTCCGTCTGCGCCGGGCGCAATTCCTCCAGCACGACGCCCGGATATGTGTTGCCGTTGCCGGTCAGATTCACCGGCTCCGGGCCGATCGCCCGCGCCAGCGCGCTCAGGTAATCGCTCAGGTGCTGCGTGGTGACCAGGGCGTGGCTGCGCACGGTCAGTCTCATCTCCGCGCCGCGCCTCGGCCCTCGCGCACGCGCGCCCCTGGCCCTCGGAATCTCGCGCAGCGGAAACTGGCGCGCCATCTCTATCGTGAGGCCCACCGGGTGATGTCCGATGGCAATCCCGTCGGCCTCGTAGTCCAGGTGACCCGTCCGCCCCGGATAGGTGGCCGGCGCCGCCGGCGCCGCCGCGTGGCCCGCGTCCCCTGACTTCTGCGGCGCCAGGAAGTCCAGGTCCATCGTCACAAACCGGAAGCTCTGGACGGTGGCCTGCCCGCCGATGCAGACTGCGTGATCGTAGGCCATCCAGTTGCCGCGATTGTCCTCGCACGCAAGCGTGCCGGGGTCGCTCCGGGCCAGGGCGCTGAGGCGCACGTGAGCGTACCACTCGGCGTCTCCGAGGTTTGAGCGCACGCGCTGGCCGGTGACGGTCAGCTCGAGCGAGCCGCCGCCGGAGTCGTGGAGGTGGGCCGGTCCGCCGTGCGGGAGGGTTCGGAGCGCGCGGTGTGTGGTGGCCGGCACGCCGAACACGTGCTGCCCCAGCTCGATGTCAATCGTCCCGTCGTCGAAATACCCGGCCGCCAATTTCTGTCCTCCTGAAGATAAACGCCAACTTTAGACACGTGCGGAGCTCAACTGTTTGAGCTGCCGCTTGAATCGCTCGACGTCCCTCTTAATTCCTTCCAGCACGGCCAGCGTCCGCCGGTGCAGCTCGAAGTTCTGCTGCGCGAAGCTGAGCAGAAGGCGGCCAAGTTCCCGGAGCGCCTGCTCCTGCTGTGCGCACTGCTCCGACGCCCGGCCGAATGCCTCCCGGACCGATTCCTGGCCCGGACTTCCTGAGTCAGGGGTTCTCACATCATGCCTCCTTCCGGCTCGATCAATCGCTCAAGGTCATCTGGTAAGAGATGTCGTCTCCGCCCGGTCCCGTGGCGGCGTCCGCCGTCAGGACGGCGCGGGCCAGTTCGCCTGGCCGGGCCGCCTCGGCGTTCCGCCGGGCGCGCAGCGCGGGCAGTTGAAACTCCAACTGGTGGCCTCCGGGATGGTCCACGGTCACGTTGAAAGCGAACGGATCGCCCGTGCGCACCGCGTCGTTGAAGGCGTCGGAGTTGTCCAGTTTCCTCAGCTCCAGGGTTACGGTGCGGCGTCCCGAGGCGATGTAGGCGCGCTCTCCGCCCCGGTTCGGCCCCGCGGCAAGGTGGTTGTCCGCCGTGACGGTAAATTGCTCGACGTCGTAGGTCTGCGTTTCCGCAACGGTGACGGTGGCGTCCTGAAGCCGCAGCGGCGCCAGGCTAAGGCCGGCGTAGCTGAAATCCGTTTCCTCCAGGCCCGCGTTGGCCCCCGCCGACCCGCGGCGCCCATCAGCTCGAAGCGCAGCCGCAACTGCCCGCCCTCGGTATGGAGGGCCACGCGCTCCACCATCACGCCCCGGACGCGCCGCGGGTCGGCGGGGGTGAAGTAATCGAAGCAATAGCTGGCGAGCTGGCCGCTTGTCCGCTCAAGCGCCATGTCCAGCAGGAACTCCGCCAGCTCAGGCCAGAGGCAGGTCTCCAGGCGTCCGGTCGCATCCTGGCGCTGCGGTATCAGGACGGTGCGGCGGAACCCGCCGAAGGAGGTCTCGGGGAAGAAATAGGTCTGCTCCGCTTCGAGCTTGAAGCCGTCCCCCCAGACGGGCACGCAATGCCAATCGGGCTCGGCGGGGCAGACGCCCCACTCGTCCTCCCGGCAGATGCGCAGGTGGCGCCGCCGGGGATAGTGCCAGTCGCCGGTCGGTCCTGTCATCAGCGTTCTCCGATAGATTCAAGGCTTTGTTCAGCGTCTGCGCCAGAGCAGCTCAACGGCGACGCGCGCCTTCCAGATAAGATGGGCCGCATCTTCCGCCGGCTGCGCCTCAAGCTGGACGGAGCGGGCGCGCAACGCGGTCAGGCCCTCGCCGCTCAAGCCCAGGCAGGTCTCGCTGGAGGCCAGCACGCGGTCCAGGACCAGCGCCGCCAGCTCCTCGCAGGGCGCCACGTCCTGACCCGCAACGGCGACCTCAACGGCGAGCCGCTGGGCCAACTCCCGCTCCACGTTCGCCACCTGCGCCTGGTCCGTGCGGCCCGGCGTCAGCGTCAGGGCCGGGCAGAGGGCGGCCGTCAGCTCGGCCCGCCGCTTCAGGCCCGGCCCGAACGCCAGGTAGGTGCGGACGCGGGAGTTGATCTCCTCGTCGTCCTTCAGGGCGCCCAGCAAGGCCGTGCGGCCCTGGGTAAGGAAGTTGCTCATTGCATTCTCCGTGACAGTTCAGGGGTCCGGGGGGCAGGAGTCAGGGATCAGGGAGAAGCCGTCGCTGATTCCTGCCTCCCGCGTCCTGATTCCTTCCTTCTAGAGCGGGTTGTCGCGGCCAAAGAGCCGGGGTTGGGACTCCGAGCGCACGCCGCCCGCGCCGGACGAAGCCGCCGGCCGCTCGTCGAGGCCAAGCGACACCTGGCCCGCCGCAACCAGGCTGAGCCATGCGAGATCATCCTCATACTGGGAGCGGGCGTCCTCGGTCACGCTGTCGCGGCCCAGGCGCAGGAAATAGATCGCCAGGTTCACCGCGCAGGTGTTCAGCGCGGGAGGCGCGCCCGAAACCGGCACCGAGTAGCGCACGCCCAGGTAGCTGTCGATCAGCGCCCCGGCGCTTTCAATGGCGCGCGCCACCACGTCGGCATCGGCGGCGCCGTTCCCGTCGTAATCGGCCAGGGCGGCCAGGTCATCCTCGCCAATTCGCGCCTCTACGTCGTCGAAATTGCAGTAGGCCACGGTCTGTCTCCGTTGACTGGAGGTTGCGGGGGCGGCCCTCCGGCGACCGCCCCCACGAAACGGGCGATCAGGCCCCGGCGCTGGCCTGGATCAGCCACGGCGCCAGGATCGCGACGGCGCAGCGCCGCCGGCCCTTGTAGGCGTAAAGCTCGCGGTAGAACGCATCGTCGTCCTCCGGGTCGCTCTTCGCCGTAAACTCCGGGCCCTCCCGGTCTTGCAGCACCATCGGCCGGACGGGATCGGTGTCCATAACCAGCCAGGCCGCGCTGGCGCCGAACCGGCTCAGCACCAGCAGGTCGCACCTGCCGTAGTGCCGGTTCGACTCGCCGCCGGACAGGTACTGCATCTGCAGGATGGTCTCGGCGGCGGCGCGGTTGGCGGGCCCGCAGACCAGCAGGTCGGCCTTCAGGCCCAGGGGCGCGCCGTCGGGGCCTGTGCGGGTCTCGAGGGCCGCGACCGCCGCGTCGAAGTTATCGGCGCTCAGGGCCACGTCGCTGCGGTTCGACCAGGACGCCCCGCCCACCCACTCGTGGTCGGTCGAGTAGACGGTCGTGGCGTCAATCCACTCGTCGGTGAACCCGGCCAGCAGCGCCTCGGCGGCGAGCCGCAGCGGATAGAGCGCCGCGCGGCGGCCGAGCTGCCGCACGCCGGGGCGGTAGACGCCGATGTTGTCGTCCGCGACGTCGTCGCGCTTCACCTGCACGATGCGCGCGAAAGTGCGGTTGGGCACGCTCTGCACGAAGGCTCCGATGCTGGTGATCGTCACCTCGTCGAGCACCTCCTCCAGGTCGCCCAGCAGCGTGGCTATGGGGTATTGCTCAGTCCCCGCTGAGCTGGGCACAACTTCCATCAGTCGGTTGATCTGATCGTCTTCGGTGGCCGCAACGGCCTGGTTGAAAGTGGCCTTCAGGCCGGTGAAGACGCTCTCCAGGTTTCCCTGCGTGATTTCCATCTACTCATTCCTCCTCGTAAGGGGTCAAGGAACACCATTCGTTACGCGCCGCCCGTCGTTGTCGTGGTCGGCGCCGCGGTGGTTGTCGTCGGCTCGGCCCAGGTCTTGCCGGCCAGCACGGCGGCGTCAATGGAGAGCCAGCACTCGCCTGCGCCTTCCACCTTGTCAATCACGCCGACCAGGATGTCATTTGTGACACCCGCGCCGTCGTCCACCGTCTGGTCGTCGGCGGCGTAGACCTTCGCGCCCTGGGCGTCCTGCGTGAGCGCGCCGCGGTAGTTGAATCTGTAGCGGCCCCTGCGGCGCACCACCACGGAGAGGTCGCCGTCCGAGCCGGCGCCGTTGTCGCACTGCGCCGTCGCGACGCCCGCGATGAGCAGGCCCGCCGTGTCGGCCGCCGGCACGGCGTAGCCAGCGGCGTTGACGCAAACAAGAGAACCCGCGTAGATGCAGGTCGAGCCGGCGACCGGGATGCTGAGCAGGTCGCCCAGGCTGTACTCCGTACTTCGGTCCGACGTGAGAGTTGCCATCTGTCTGACTCCTCCGATTGGGGTGATGTTGTGCGCCCGCTCATGGGCGCGGGATTCTACTTATGGGCTGACGCGCCCGCCTCCAGGAACTGCTCGGCCGAAAGGTCGAGCTGCCGGCAGACAGCGCGCTCGTCCTCCGTCAGGTCCCTGCCGGCCGCGCGGGCGGGCTGGGGGCTGCGCGCCGTCAGGACGGGAAGGGAGTTGATCACCTCGCGCGCGGCGGCCAGGTCGCCCAACGCCTCGCGCAGGTAGAACTCACGGTGGGCCGGGGGAATTCTGCCGGCTTCCACGGCCTCGTCCACCAATCTGGCGGCCTCGTCCCGGCGTCTGCTCTCCCGAAGCTCGCCGATGGCGTTCAGGACGTCGGCCTCGGCGGCCTCGCCGTCCAGCCCAAGCGCCCGCCGGACGGCCTCCAGTCCTGCGCCCGGGGCCTTGAGCCGTATGATGCTCGCCCGGACCTGCGTCTCATCGGCGTCGGGCGCGACGCCCAGCGCGTTGGCCACGGCGGGACTGACCGGGAGCTGTCGGTCCGCGAGGGCGAGGATCGCCTCCGCGACCGTTCCATCTGTATTTCCGGGCTCATCGGCCCCGGAAATGGCATTCTGCAGCCCAAGCCTGGAGGCTACCTGCTCGGGCTCCAGGTCGAGCGCTTCGGCAATACCTTCCAGCAGCGACATGCGTTCGCCTCCTTCTGGTGTAGAGTTGGACTCGCCCTCGCCGTCCATGGCGCGGGCCTCGTTAAGGCTCTCAAGTTCGGTGAGGAACGGCGTGTTCGTCAGCGCCACGCTGTGGATGTACATGGGGACCGGCTCGCCGCTGACCCTGTCCGGCGCGCCGAACCGCAGCACGGGGCTCAGGTAGCGGTACTGCCGCTCAGCTATCTGGTTGGCCGCCTGCGTGGTCCACTGCACCCGGCCCCACAGTTCCTCGCCTCCGGCCCGCAGCTCCATCGCGCTTATCCAGCCGGCCGCCGGGGCGCTCGGTCCGCCGGGGGCGGGCCGCGCGCTCGCGTGGTGATAATCGATCACCAGGTCCGCGCCGTGCGCCGCGTAGTGCCGCTCGAAGTAATCCCGCGCGCTCCTTAGCCGCTCGGCGTCGACGATCTCCACCGCCCTGGGATGTCCCAGCCAGGTCCCCACGCGGGCCAGCATCACCTGGTCCGGCACGTCTGCGGGGCCCCGGGCCTGTCCACTAAGCGGCAGAGGCGCCGCGCGGGCGGCGGTTTGCTCGATGCCCGGATCACTCATGGTTTTCTCCTCCGTCAGAATCGCCCAGGACAGATTCACCCCGGGCTGGTTGGGGTATGCCGAATTTCTCATAGGCCCACCCCATGGGGATGGGCAGCCCGGCCTCACTGAGGGTCTTGACGGTAGTGGCGAGCTGGCCCAGGTCTTCCGGCCTGTCGGCGTGGAAGCGCCACCTGGGCACGGGGCGCTCGGCCCCCAGGTTCAGCTCGACAATCGGGCGCAGTAGCTGTTCGGTCAGTGTGCGTCCCAGGGCCTGGGCATCCGCCTCTACCAGGTCCCATCGCACCTCATTGTGGACCTGGCCCAGCGCGTAGGAGCCTCCGGCCTCTCCGCCGGATGTGAGCAGTTGTCCCAGGATGGCGAGGGTCATTTCCCGGCCCGCCCGGTCGAGGATTCGTTCGAATATTTGCCCCTCTCCGGCGGAGCGGGAGTCGAGAACCTCGATCCGGTTGCCCTCCCGCACAACGGCGGCGGCATCCATGCCGAGCGCCCGGACCGCTTCCCATAGCTCCCTCGCCTCCTGGGAATCCCACGGCACGTCTTCGCGCAGCCAGCCCAGTCGCGGCGGCATGCCGTACACTTCCGCGAAGGCCATCCAGTCCTTCCAGGCGAAATGCCGCACCACAAACGCCCGCACGCATGAGCGCAGCAGGCTGGTGCGGGCGCAGAAGCCGCTGCGCGCCCGCACCCGGTGCAGCACGAAGTTGAGCGGGTTGAGCGGCAGGCCCTCGCCCCCCTCGTCTCGCAGAAGGAGCGTCTGGCCGTCTTCGGCGGCCCGGAACCAGCGCTGAGGCCGCCAGATCAGACGCGCCGGCCGCCAGCCCCCGCGGCCAGAGGCCCGCGTTTCCCACTCGATCTCCAACACGCTGAAGCCCTTGCCGACTGCGTCCAGCAGGTCGAAGATGGCCTGCGGCAGATCGGGGATGCGCTCGACGATCCCCCGGCACAGCTCGACTGCCTCCTGCGCTTCGGGGCCGGGGTCTGCGGCCTGGATGTCGTAGCGCAGCCGGGCCACCCCCGCCTTGCGGGTGCGCAGGTAGGCGTCCAGCTCGCCGTCCTTCTCTTCCATTCGTTCGAACAGGGCGGACTGCGCGGACAGGTCGCCCGACTCTGCGCCCGCCAGCATCGCCTTGATGCGGCGCGGCGTCAGCGTGTCCACGTCCACGTGGCCGACTACGGTTCGCGCGCCGAACCTGGTCGGCCCGGCGATGGTGTCCGTACTGGGTTGTTCTGACATAGCTTTGTCCCTCTACAGGGAGGAGAAATCGGTTCTCTTACGGATACTTCGATACGTCTCGCCCTCTGCGAAGGGCGAGAACGCCCCGGGCAGCAGCTCATCGCAGCCGGCCGTCGCATCCGGGCCGTCAACCCATCCGTCGGGGTAGGCCAGGAACTGTTCCTGGAGGGTCTGGAGCCCGGCGCTCGGATTCTCCGGGAACAGCCAGCGGCCCTGTTCGAACTGCGAACAGAGCGCCTCGATCCTCAGGGCCTTCGGCCGTGAGTGATTCACGTAGCGCACGGGCAGCCGCTCGCCCCGTTTCGCCTCCAACTCGCGCAGCAACGGACGGATCAACGCATATCCGCCGTTGGACTCGACCCCCATCACGCGCGGGTGGAACCGACGGTTGAACTCGAACAGCCTGTCCATCATCTCCAGGGGTGTGCCTTGCTTGATCCACGCCTCGAGCACGTAGCGCAGCCCCGTCCCGCGCTCGCAGCCCACCGCCACCAGCGCCCTGGGGCATCCCGTGCGGCTCAGCGCCGGGTCCAGGAACGCGACCACGTCCAGGCGCCGAATCTCGATCTCATCTCGCCGGTAGCTGCCCATCCACTCCGCCTGGAAGGGCCGGGTGGGATCGTCGGACTCCAGGGCGTAGTTGCGCAGCCAGTTGCGCAGGCCGATGGTGGCGCGGATGCGCGAGAGCGTTTCGTCGCTGAAGCGCTCCGGCCACACGCTGCGGCCCTGCTCGGTGACCTTTTGCAGGAAAACTCGCCCCAGGGGCCGGCCGCCCCGGTCGCGGCGGCTCGCCAGCTCCCGCGCCCGCTCCATCATGCAGCCCGGCCCGAACATGGTGCCCAGCACCGTGAACACGAACCGTTCCGGTTCGAGGGCGGGCAGCATCTCGTCCATCAGCCAGTCCCACAGGTTCTGCTCGCGCTGGGGGTTGCGGGCCAGCTCGGCGTCCTCCAGGTCATCCCCCACGAACTCCAGGGGCCTGTGCTCGCCGTGGCGGCGTCCGCGCGGGCTCATGCCGATGCCGAAGGCCTCGAACTTCGCTGAGCCGCCGCCCGGGCCCAGCCGCATCACCCACTCCGACTGCGAGCCCGCCACCTCGACGGGCCCGTAATCGCCGCGGATACGCGCGTTATGCCTCAGTTCCAGGCGGACGTAATCCATGTTCTGCGCGGCAAGCTTCATCACCTGGCTCCCGTAGATGAAGTACGGAACCTCGCCGCTGAGGGCCCTGTGCAGGGGGCGCGCCAGCGTCAGCAGCACGCTCTTGCCCGCGCCGCGAAACGCGCAGACGAATGCGGGCATGCCCGGCTCGCCCGCCGCCTGGATCATCTCCCCGTGGAAATCCGCAAACTCCGCCTCGAAGTAATGCGGCAGATAGGTGCGGCACCACTCGAGCAGCGGCAGCGCCTTGCGCTCGCGCACCGCCTCCCCGTCCCTGCGTGCGAAGGGCGTGGCCTCCCGTTCGATGTTGTCCACGGCCTTGAGCCGGAGCTGTTCATACTCTCTGGTCCATTTAGCCATGTGTCCTGGTGTCCTCGTTAGCGGGCTATATCAGCAATCCGCGCAGCGTCCGGGCGAATTGCTGGAGCATCCGGAGCCGCTCAATGCCCTGGACCAGGGTCTCGGCGGCCGCCTGCGCCTCTGCGCCGTCCAGCTCCGCCAGCGGCGTGATGCCGCTGACCAGCCGGGCCAGGCTCCTGGCAGCGTGGCCGGCCTCGGCCTCGGCCTCTTCGCGCTGCCGCTTCACGTCGGCAAGCACCTTCTCGATTTCTTCACGATTCGTCATTTCGAATCCCTCTGATTAGTGGTGATCCTTCAAGCGCCTCTTACCACGCAGACACGCAGAACACGGAGAACCGTGTAGCTCAGGCGCCCTCGCCTGAGATGCGCAGCCCGCCGCAGGTGGGCTGCGTTGTATTCAAGCAAACAGCCGCAGCCGGGGGCGGCTGCGCTACATGCTGGCGCAGCTACTCGACATCCGCTCTCGCCTGAAATGTTCCGTTTGTGATCTGCGTAAATCTGTGTCATCTGTGGATAGCGCCGTTTTGTGTTCTCGCCTCTGTGAATTCCTGGAATCACGGCGTGGCCGCGTGGCGGCGATTGCACTCCTCGTGGGTCACGAAGTTCCTCCGGTCACGCCTCAGTTCGTCCTTCATCGCCCGCAGCTCTTCCAATATCAGCTCCACCCTGGTCTCCAGGATGGGGACCGACCCGATGGTGTTGTCGCCCCTGCTGAGGCGGGCCTCAATTCCCTCCAGGTGGTCCTCAATCCGCTGGCGCCAGCGCCCGAGACGGAATGCCACCACCCAGCCTCCGATGAATCCCCCCAGAAGCGCCGACGCCGCTGAAATTGCCGTCTCAAACCACATCATGAATGCTCCCTCCTCAGCTCTTCGAGGAACAGCCACGTGGCCTTCCGGACCGGACCCATCTCCGCCTCGGAGAGATTCTGCACGCAGAACTCGGCGAACCGCTCCATGGCCACCAGCTGCGCGCGCGGGTCGTCTTCGTCCTCATCGAGGTATTCCAGAATGCGGCACAGCTTCAGCATTCGATCCTCGGACTTCTGGTCTTTCATGTCTTCCTCGGCGCCGTCGACCAGTTGTTCCAGCCGGCGCTGGAGCTTGCGGCGCAGCCGCTCTTTCAGGGTCAGGTCGGGCCTGTCCAGCGAGGTGTCCGGCGGCGCGGTGTCCCCCATCCAGGGCAGGCCGGCTGCGGCGTCCTGGCTGGCCCAGCGCTGGACGGTGCGAAACGAGACGCCCAGGGCGGCGGCGATACCTCTCTTCGAGACACCTTCCGCGCGAAGCGCCCGCGCCTGGGGGACGAGTTCCTCTCTCCTGCTTGTGCCCATCGAGACTGCCTCCGTTTTCGGGTTAGAGATCCTCAAAAACGGCGCGCATTATACGCGTCTTTGAAAAACTATGTGTCCGTGGAGTCCCCTGAGTCCCCTAAAATTAAAAAAATCGCGCTTTTTTCGCGGAAAATAGGCGAAAACCGCCGAAAAAGGTTCACCGCAGAGGGCGCGGAGAGCGCAGAGACGGCGAAGTTGACCTGCCGGGGCGGGGAGAAAAAACAGGGCGGGGCCAAAAGGGCGGAACGGCAAGAAGCGCCGGATGTGAGGGGGGGCTCAGGCGGGAGCGAAAGTCGTTTTGTGATCAGGTGGCTCCGCCGATGGCTGGCGGGGCTACAAAGCACGAGCGAAAAGAGAGAGAAACACGACAACTATTCGCAGACGGATGAACCTTACTGATTGGCTCAGCCATGAGCATGAAACGCACCCCGTGCTGGTCAGCGGCGTTGCACAGTACCAACTGGTTCACATCCATCCCTTCCTTGATGGCAACGGGCGGACTTCCCGGCTCCTTTCGACGTTGTGTTTGTACCGGGCCGGGTATGACTTCAAGCGGCTCTTCACCATCAGCGAGTATTACGACCGGAACCGCGCGGCATTCTACGGAGCGATCCAGAGCGTCCGACGCCAGAGGATGGACATGACCGGATGGCTGGAGTACTTCGTGCAGGGGCTGGCCACTCAGATGCGCGAAGTGGTGGAGCGAGGCAAGAAGGCCATACGCAAGGACTTGCTCGTGGCACAGCATGAACTCAATGAACGACAGTCGAAGGCTTTGGGGTTGCTCCTTGAGCATCGTGAAATGCACATACGAGACCTGGAGGCGCTGTGTCAAGCAGTCAGCCGACGAACGCTTCAGAGGGACATGTCCGAACTGGAAGCTCTCGGCCTTGTGCGGCGAAAGGGCGCGGCCAGGCAGTCGCTATACGTGTTGAAGCAAACGCTGAATGAAGTATCGTGACATATAGCGACAGGGGATCGCGACGAATCGCGACAGGAATTGCGACACGATCCACTGTTTTAAGGCCGCCTGCGGCTCCCCCGGCACGTGTGCGCGGGCGAAAGGGGAACTTGTTGTTACAACTATGCCAATCTCTTGCGGTTTTCTGCGTCCTCGACGAGCTCTGCGGTGAACGGTTACCAGTGGAAAAGCCTTTGCTGGCGCACCCTCGGCGGGGCCGGATGCGGCTCTCCCGCGATGCCACAGTACTGCGAGGGAAGGTCCGGGTTCTCGCACGCACAGATTTGAACCTGGATACGGTGACGGGCCGCGACCCGGCGGAGCCGTTCGTATATCTTCATCCTGGCGGCGGCCGGGAGCGCGCTCACTGACGGGCGCCCGGCGCCGTTCCCGTCGCCGTCCTGGAATCGCGAGAGCAATGCGTCCAGCGACGGGTGATCCGTAACGTGTCTCCGCAGAGAACGAGTTATTGCGGGCCGGAGGAACAGCATGCTCGCCGCTATGCGTTTCACGCCCACAGCGGCAAGTTCCGAGCATAGGGGGGCAAACGTTTCCACGCCGTCGGTCAGCCCCGGCAGGATGGGATCCAGCCTCGCCTGCGTCGGGATGCCACTGCGCAGCAGCCCCCCGATGAGGCGCCGCCGGTCGGTGCAAAGACCAGAAGGTCGGGACCCTTGACATGCGTCGCCGATTTGAGTACGATTGTAGCTAAAGAAGCGACGAGGAGTTCGTAGACATGGTACCGCTCACACTCAAATCCCTGTTTGCCTCGAGGCTCCGGGTGGAGGTGCTCTCGCACTTCTTCTTCCACCCGGCGGAGGAGTTCTACGTGCGCCAGCTGGCGCACGTAGAACTC